CGTCATAAGACCTCCACCAGAAATCACCATTCCACTTAACAAAAGAAGCAGTACGATCTCTACGAGATTGGTGAGAACTTTCACGAGTTACAGAAGTCAAAGCATAATCTGTATCAGGAGTGTAGTTCAAAGTGCTCTTACCTGTACTAGAACGGTTAGCAGAAGCATCAAAGAAACGCTTTGCGTGTTGTCCAGCCAAGAAATGAGTACCAGCAGTAAAAGAACTTACACTATGAGGAGCAATAGTCAAAGCATTAGCAGCAGTATCAACTGCAACAACAATACCTTGAAACAAGTTACCATCAGCAACGATATCGCTAACACGGAATTTGCTTGCATCAGATACTGGAACCAATAACATACCACTTCCAGCAGCAGTACCATTACTAACAATTTTAGAGTAAACACCCAAGTTACCCAAAGAAGAAATCTCTACTTTACTCTGAGGAGTAGAAATAGAAGAAGCCAACTTAGAAGTAAGCTGAGTCAACACGTTATAACCATAATCTTGGCTATACACCATTGCCATTTTATTAGGCAAAGAAAGTCCCTTAAGCAATAAAGATTGGCTTAAAGGAAGATTTGAAATAGTTGACATTTTTTAGTTTTTTTTGTTTTTTTGTTGTCCCTTTTTCATCAGCCAGGGAACATAGCTGCAAAAGCCTCTTGTGCGGCCTCAAGTCCTGAACCAACGCTACGAGAACTCGAACTCATGTTTTTACTAGGATTACTCACTTCAAGAATAACCTGTTCTTTACCTTCGTTACGAGCCTTTGTTACATTGGCCTTTACTAAGTCTTTTCCATATTTCATCCATAGAGATACAGAATAAACTTTTTCGATGTCGAAACTACCATCTTCATTTTGAAGTGTAAATTCTTCATTGATGAATTTTTTCAAATCATTTGACATTTCGTCCGTGATTTTTAATCCATAAACTTCTTTACCTACTACTTCTTTAGAATAATTGTCTAGTTCGACTTCGTATTTTTTAGCAATAGCCTCTTGAACTTCGGATGTCTGTTTATTATTTGCTGTCAATTGTTTCAATTTATCAGCATTTTTATTATCAAACTTCTGTTTAAAGTTTTCGGCCCATTGTTTCTTTTGGAAAATAGACGCTGAATCATATTCGTAATTTGCTTGTTCAATTTCTTCCTCTGTAAGATTCATAAATTCTTTCAAGCCCTCTTTTACGATTTTATCATCCGCCCATTGTGCATAATCATCAATTTGATATTCCTTTACAAAGTCAGCAAGTGTTTTGCCTGATTTTTTGTATTCGGAAATAAGTTTCAAATCATCATCTAATTCAAATTTTGGTTCTGCTACCTTTGGTTCGGCAGGCTTAAGATTACCAGTATTTGGTTCATCAGAATTATCCCACCACTCTTGAGTATTGGGTGTTGGTTCTGCTTCATTTGGTATTGCTTCTGCTGGGATAGGTTCAGCAATAATTGGTTCTTCTGTGGTAGGTTCTGCCATAGCAGGTTCTACTACAGGCACGGTTACAATCTGATTTCTTAACTCATCAGCAAGGTCATTCATGAATTTTTCGCTCATATTTGTATCAAATTTAATTATTTATTATTAATATTACAAATTTATTATTGTTGTGGTGGTTGTTGTTCTTGTCCTCCGCCCATAATTTGTTGCATCAAATCGTTCGGCATTTCTTCTCCATTAGCTGTTGATTTTTCAACCATAGACGAAGCCATTTTTCCTTGCACATCTAATTCTTTACGATAATTAGCACCCTCTTCTTTCATTACGGCTGCGTTTTGTTGTTGGGCCATTTGCTGTTCTTGTTGTGCCTGTTGCATCATTTGCATCATGGCTTGTTGTTTTTCAGCATCTCTCTTTTTCTTATTCAAAGAGTATTCCAATTCACTCATCAACTCAGTATAGGTCTTCGCTCTTTCAATTCTCAAATAGTCAAGCATATCAATCATTTGATTTTGCATAGCTGCTTGAGCCAAACCTAATAGACGTTCTCTTGATGCATCATCAATAAAGTCTTTTACTTTAATATAAATGCCAAGTTCTTCGAATTGAAAATCTTTAACAATCTTAAGCCATTGTTTGCCACGAGTTCCAATTACTGGAATTTCTTCTTCACTCTCAGCCATTAAAGAAACTTTAAATTGATTTAAAGCAAAACCCAATTCTTTTTGTATGAACTGAATAAAGCCTTGATATAAATAAGTAGTACCCAAATTTGATTGAGCAATTGTGCCTGCTTGGGTTTTAGCACCCACATAACCACTTTGTTGTCCCAAAGCAATTTTTGGAACTGAAACAATTTCTTCCATTAATCTTTCTTCTTCATTCCTTAAAGAAATAAGAAGATTTACATTAGGATCTAAAGTCATATCTACAACCTCTACCATCTTGGCTTCTTGACCAGATACAAAATCTTCTCCTGTAGCAGAGCCATCTGTGATGTGAATACCAATACGCTCAAAATCAGAAATAACATCTTTAGCAGTAGAAGTACCAAGTTTCTGTCTATTAATTAAATAAACCTTTCCCTTACTGCGAGTCATCATTTTTGTAATTTCATTGGTAATGTAATCGATGCGATCTTGGTGCTGGTGCAAACGAGCAACTACTGAGCGATTTTCACCCATTACCATATTAGGTATAAATACTTTTAGTGGTAATTCAACGTCACCAGGATTATCATGCTTGCGAACTTGATTTGTAATTTCCTCAAAGTCAACTACATATTTGTTACCAATCAATGTTCCTTTATAAATTGTTTTAGTCCAATATTGACTTTTGCGACCATTACGAATCTTCGAGTAGTGAGTATTACCAAACTTGTCACCAGATTTCTCATAACCTAAATCTTTCATTCCAATCCAATATCCGGTTACACAAGCCAAGGTTGGAAGATTGTTGACGTTAAAAGCCCAGTTGGTTGCGTAGGGGTGTGTAGTCAAATCCAATAGCTGATACAGATTGTTCATATTAATCTGTTTAATCTCCTCTAGTTCGGCAGTAGTTAAAGAGTCTTGATATCTTTCTACGATATCAGTAATATTCAACCAATCAATTTTTCCTACAAAACGAGCATCTGTATTAAAATCGTCATCTTTCGCCCTATCTACAATAAGATTGTGAGGAAGGATAACATCAAAATATTGTTTTCCATTTTCTATTCTGTTTTCAAGTCCTACGTATCCCCCAAGTAGAGTATACAAAAAGGCTTGTTTAAATTTTTCTAAATAACCATTACGCAATAAAATATCTTCGCACATGGTAGTTGCTATAATTTCTGAATACTCTTTATAGTCATACTCCATATATCGATATACATCTTCGGGTATTTCGAATTTTTGGTCAGCATTGCCTAAAGGGTTATATTGAATTCCAAATTGCGCCATTCTCTCAAATAGTTCTGGCATATCAAATTTCAATAAGGACTGATCCAATAATTTTGTTTTTTTATTGATAGTCGCCTTGCTTTGAGATTTAACACTTGGTTCAATATTCTCAATCATTTTAATGGCGTTACCCACCATATAGTCAACCAAAGAAGTTACCTTCTGTCCATTAATCCATACTGTAGGCAAATCACAAGAATTTTGGTCTTGTGTGGTATAATAATAATCTTTGTTATATTGTCTTCCTAAGTAGTAGGTAAACATTCTCACCACCTCATCAATGGGGTTTTCTAAATCATCTTTTTTTCTAATTCTAGAAATCCTATCGTGTCTCTTATTAAAGTGAGACATAATAAACTTGATGTTATTTTTGTACCAGTCCTTATTCTTCTCTCCAGTAGATAGAAATTGATTTGGTTGATTGGTTATAGTAAATGCCATTACTTACAAATTTAGTAAAATTTAATGATAAAACACAATTATGGCATTTAGTTATTCGTAGTCTCTGGTCCTAGTCTCTGGTTATCTTCGTCCTAGTAACACTATTTTCTTGGGTGAACCACTATTTAAACCATACCCCCCTTTCCCCCCTTTCCTTTAAACAACTAAAAAAAAGTCGTTTGTGAAAATTGGTTCAGGTGTGGTAGTGGTTGTGATTCCCAAGATACTTTCTCGTTCATCCCCACACAGTCCATCAAGACATACCCCCATCAAAAAGTAAGGACTGCGGTGCAAACATAATATGCTTTTCTTAAAAAATCAAGAATCTTGTAATTTTTTTATTGTGTATTCTATAAACTCCCCCCCTTTGGTTACAATTACCTTATCTACGATCAAACGGAAAATATACTTGTCGTTGAAGTTATAACGCTTCTGAAGTATGTCTATAAATGGTTTAACTGCATTGTCGATATCTGAGGCCACATTGGAAAACCCAATACGCAAATGAAGTTCTATGGGAATCTTGTCCCAATTAATTTTACAAGGGGGTAAAGAGTACAAAAGCAGTTTTTCGTACAGTTTATATTTTTCTGATTTGAATCGTCTGCCTTGCCAAGCTTCGTTAACTGATAAAGGCTTAACCTCTATTTTGTTTGAAAAGATTACTGTACTCTTTGGAGAGGTTTTCATAATTCACTTCTAGATCGTGGAATAAGAATAATTCCACCGGCAATCCGAAGAATTCAGAAACAATGTACGCCTGCTTTAAGGAGTAGAGTCCTTTGTCTTCGTACAACACTTTATTGATGCTAAGATCAATCTCAACCCCCATAAATTCTTTAATTTTTTGAGCCGAACACCCTTCCCCGTGGATACGATTGAGGAAGCGAACATTTTTCCTGAATCTATCCGATAGGTGTTGTACTTGTTTTTCGATTTGCGCATCGTAGTATTCTTTTCTTACTCTAGATATCAATTCATTTTCAATTAGGATATTCAGTCCTCTTTTTTTGATACCAATGGTTTTACTTTCAAGCTCATCAAAAGTCATCAGATAGAAATTTTCATTTCGAACTCTTGGAGGTATCTTTCGTTTTCTTCAATGCATCGTTTAACTTCTTTCATAACGATGATTAATTTTTGATGATCGATTAAAGATTTTCCGTTCAAGATATTGTATACGTCATATTTTTGAATTCCCAAACGAGAAGTTCTTTCTACGATACGGGCCATATCGCCCCGCTTTAACTTGTTTTTTAATTCAAGCACTCTGCTTTTTAATTCGTTGTTCATAATATTCTACAATTTTACAAAAAAAATTTGTAATTTCAAAATTATATAGTATATTCGCCTCACAAATAGATAAAAATCATGGGTTTTAAAAATGGAATGGGTAGTAAAATCTACCTTACAATTCGGGAGGGCAAAATTGCCCACAAACAAGGAGATGCTTATGTTTTGTATGATTCTTTCGAGGGTCAAATCGTAGGTATTAGCACACGTGAAGGTAAGTACGGCACAGATTTGTGTTTAGACTTATTAGACAATGACAAGGTGTATCAATTGCAAATCAAGATGAAAGGTGAAGAGCCTACTAGTAAGCAGACTTCTTACTTCATTGCTTTTGCACATTGTTGCCCTGGTATTGACCCTAGCAAAAAGGTTGAGTTTATTCCTTCTTTGAAGATTGTTGAAGACAAGAAAAGGTCGGCTTTGTTTATCAAGCAGAACGGACAAATTCTTAAGTGGTCTTTTAAAGTAGGTCAAGATGGTGTTCCTGCACCAGAGGAATTGAAGAACAAAAAGGGGGAAGTGATTTCTACTGATTGGTCAGAAGTTGAAGCGTATCGAGTTGACAGAGTAAATGAGTTTACTAAAAAGGTAATTCCTTTTGAGCCTGTACACGATATTGTTGCTGATCATGCAATGAATCCTTACGTAGAGTCTTCTCAAGACGATGATGATCTTCCTTTCTGATGCCACGTGGTGTAAATAATACAAAATTGGCCGAGAAAATTGGAACTAAAGTTGAACCTGCTCATATGAAACATTATGGGCAGGAACAAAAGGCTATAATTCGGCAGTCTTCGTTAAAAAGTGCCGTTTCTTTGGTTGAGTCCATTGTTCCAAGATTGCAAGTCGATTTCACGGTTACAGATATTCGTAACCTTACTTTGGAAACTGCTGAGTTGTTCGAAGAATGGGTCTTGAGATAATTCAAATCAATAAGGATAAGAGCTACGATGAATGGATTCAGTTCCGTACTCGTGGGCTTGGGGCCTCAGAGATTGGTACTCTTATGGGTGTCAACTCTTGGAAATCTCCTGCTGAATTATACTATCAGAAGATAGGATTGATTCCACAGAAGACAGAACAAAACATTCCTATGTTCATGGGAACTATCTTGGAAAAGACTGTTGCTGAGATATTTGAGTATTGGGATGGTGATGACGAAAGTATGCTAAGGAACTATGAAAGCCAAACTAAAGTACGTACTTTGTACGAGCCGGTTGGGTATGTGGTTAATCCACAATATCCTCATCTTTTTTTCTCGCCTGACAGATTACAAATCAAATCAAAAAACTTAAGAATAAGAGATGGTAGAATTAACTTGGAAAATGTGGAAGCTGTTATTGAGATTAAAACGATTAGTGGATGGAGTAGCAAGCAGTGGGAGGGCGGTATTCCACCGTCTTATTACTTGCAGCTGCAAACCTACTTAATGGGTCTCGGAATTGATACTGGCTACTTAGTCGCTCTAGAAGATGGAAGAAACTTAAAGGTTCACAAATTCGATAGGGATCAAGAAATGATAGATATGATTGGTAGAGTAACAGCAGACTTCT